GGAGTCGAACCGCCTTATCACGCTTATGAGACGTGCATCTTAACCCTTTTGATTCAGTGACTATGGTGCGAGCCGGTAGTCCGATTCGAACGGACGCATGTGCGACATGCCAACCATATTCCGTACCAGCGCAGATGTCAGCCGTACTTTACTTCACCCACTCGACCAGCAGCTAGCTTATAACTGGTTGTCTTTGCAGAGGAACGTATTTCTGACCGACCAACATCTAGAGCCGCAAGTAGTTCCCCTTGCAAGCTCGCATGGAAGATAGGGTGGGATTCGAACCCACGAGAGCGCAATGCTCTTCACGTTTTCGAGACGTGTGCCGTAAGCCACTTGGCTACCTATCCATGGTTGAGGAAGTAGGATTCGAACCCACACCGACTCGGTTCAAAGCCGAGCAACCTACCGTTAGTCTATTCCTCAATGGGGCGATGTACGGGAATCGAACCCGTATTTCCCGAGTCACAATCGGACGCTTGTACCAATAAGTTAACATCGCCATGGAGAGTCTAGCCAGAGTCGAACTGGCCTATTGCAGTTTTGCAGACTGCCGCCTTACCGCTCGGCTATAGACTCATGGTGCCCGCGCTACCCCTCAACACGCATTATACGGAGGGACGTTGGCATGGAGCATCATACGGGTGCCGCCCCCGTGACCTCTGCTTGGAAGGCAGATACGTTGCTGTTACGCCAATGATGCACTACTTGCGCTTAACTGAACCAGTCTTTGTTGCTCCTCGCAGCCGACCAGCCATGCGCGTAATCTCCCTAACAATTGATAGCATGTCCACACCACGGTTATCTCGAACCTGCGATGGGTTCAGTGGCACGCTGGGATTAAACTTCAATCCCGTCGGACGCATCGGCTTGCTCGGTCTCTTGTCCGTCGTCTTGCCCGCTGTACGTCTTCGCGCCTTTGATGCCATTCATGTACCTCCGTGCTCGTCGCAACGCAGCTGGTGGAGCCGTCGCTGCCAGCACCTCGACAGGGAGTGCGGTTGCTCTCCCCTTCGGGGAGGGGTCAGCCTCCTGCTCAGTTAAATATCTATATCGTGAGCAATTGATGCAAACTACGCGGTCTTCACTATGCACAGCGCCCATGCCTTCATTATAGACAATGTAGCCTATCTCATAAGCAAGGAAGCCTGTTAGACAATGAGGACACTTCATTACACGTATCTGCCTACTTTCTATGGAGCCGACACAGGGAATCAAACCCTGACTTATTGTTTACGAAACAATTGTTCTATCATTGAACTATATCGGCATGGAGCCCACACTCAGAATCGAACTGAGACTAATGCTTTACAAGAGCATCACACTGACCATTATGTTATGCAGGCGTGGCACCAGCTAGAGGATTCGAACCCCTCACCTTCGCTTTAGAAGAGCGTTATTCTATCCACTGAACTAAGCTGGCATATAGACCTAGTTAGGCCCGAACTTCTTATGTTGCTTGTTGGCACGCTTGCGACGCTTACGCCTTTGCTTCTTGTTCATCTTTTGCATTTCGCGCCGCCTTTCCAATTGCAGGCAGGATAGTTGAAATCAATGAACGACCTGCGACACGCATACCATATCTATTCTTAAATCTTTTCTTCTCTCTGTTAGTAGATTTCATTATACCACGGTCGTCCATAGTTGTCAATACCTCCTATCCAATTATATCTTCTACATCTTTCAATGTTGGTAGCTTAATTTCGTCTACCCATTTCATCAATTCTAACTTGTTTCGCTGGTTGATATAAGCTACACCGTAAAGCAGCGCAGCTTCAAGTGCCTGTTGATATGACGAATTTGTTAATTTGGCCAGTGTCTCAACAAGTAAGTCGATGGTAATTTCCATATGAACACGCTTATGAACAGTGCGCTTGTCTTTCATTATAGACTTTTTTGCCATTGACAACTCCTCTCAGATATGGTATCATTATACCTTAGAACTAAAAAGCTGTCAAGTGGAAGGCACAAAATGACCGACTTGAGAAACAAGATTATCTTGCCCCCTGCTCAACAAATCGAAGAGCTGACTAAAGATGTGAACAAACTTCAGCAGGATATCGAAGAATTGTATGGTATCCTTAACAACATGGCTGGCGCGTTCTTAGAATTAAATCAGCGATTGAATGAGCTTGGCAGACTTGTAATGATTATGAGGGGTGTCGATGTCCGAGAATCCGATCAAGGCGTTGATGGAGTTGAAGGAGACTCAATCTAGAGAGATTGAAAATCCTGAGCTAGAAACACTCTACCAGACTAATCCGCTCATTGGTGCTGGCGGTCTTATTGAAGGTTTAACAGATGACCAGCAGCGTTTTCTTGTGGCCAAAATGTATGGTGGAACGGATGTAGCAGCGGCGCGTGCCAGTGGTGTCAACGAACATACTATGCGCAACTGGAAAGGAAACAACGCGCAGTTTAGGGAAGTCTACGATATGGTTGTTGACATGCCGGTTGAAATGGCTGCCCGCGTTTCAGCGTTTGGTTTTGCTAAGGCCATTGACAAGATTGTACGCATGATGGATGCCAACGATATCAAGGTACAGATGTGGGCCATTGAAAAGATATTGGGAATTGCCAACGTGGGCAAGCAGCGCATTGAGGTAACTCACAAGAAGGAGGTTGCGGAAGATGACGTTGACCGAATCCTCCAGCGACTTGAAGAACGAGACAGAGAACTTAAGTCTGAGTAAGGCTGAGATAGCTTATGAGTTCTATCAGTGTAAGACTGATATAGCTTATTTCGCTAGCAAGTTCGTATATATCAATGACCCGCAAACCTACGAGACATTCAAGTTCGAGCCTTGGGACTTTCAGCCAGAGCTGTTCAAGTTTTGGGATGATAACAACAAGACTATTATTTTGAAGGGTAGGCAGCTTGGGATTTCGTGGTGTGCGTCCATTTACACGCTGCATCGCATTTTGTTTTATAATAACGCAAACGTGTTGATGATTTCCAAGCGTGAGGATGAGGCTCAGAATTTGATTAAGAAGGTCAAGTTTATTTACGACAGGTTGCCAGACTGGATGCGCAACGAACGGCCCGCTGCTGGTCGCGACGGCGGTAACAAGAAGGAACTCGAACTCATCAAGAAGGTAAATGATGAAGTGTTGCACACAGCTAAGGTAACAGCACTACCTGCCACTAAGGATGCTGGTCGTTCGGAAACCGCTTCTATTGTTATCGCTGACGAGTGGGCATTCCACAAGTACGCTGAGGATAACTGGACAGCTATCTCACCAACCATCGACTCGGGTGGTAAGTTCATCGGAATCTCTACTGCCAACGGTCTAGGTAATTTTTACTACAAGCAGTGGCAGGGAGCCGAGCGTGGTAATAATGGATTCAAGAGTTTGTTCCTGTCATTTGACTTGAGGCCCGGACGCGATGATGAGTGGTATGAGGAGAAGAAAGCTACGTATCCTGACGAGAAGCTATTCCATCAAGAGTATCCACGCAGTCCACACGAAGCATTCATTACCACCGGCGGCTGTATCTTTGACCTTGGCGGCTTGCAACACATAGCCGATAACTTGTGCGAAATGCCGTTGACTGTTGGACAGGTCACTGAGCGCAAGAACGAGTCATTGGCCAAATTGATGCCAGCTTGGAAGAACGAGCTAAAGGTGTGGGACGTGCCACGCGTTGGAACTACTTACGTGATTGGCGCTGACCCCGCTGGCGGTGATGAGGGTGGCGACTTCTCTGCTGCCTACATTGTGAATGCACAGACAGGTGAAGTTGTTGCAGGAGTACATGGTCGTATTGACCCCGACGCCTTTGCTGGACTGCTAGCAACACTCGGTGATATTTATGCTGGGGCGCTGCTTGTAGTCGAGCGTAACAATCACGGATATGCTGTACACAATGCGCTGCGAAATCAGTACAATTATGGCAACGTGTTCAAGTTTAAGAAGGACAAGGCTATGATGGAAGGCGACAACAAGGAGGGCATGATTACCAACTCCAAGACCAAGCCTATCATGGAAACTAATCTTCAAGTGCGAATACGTGACCACAACTTGGGCGTCAAGGATATTGATTTTGTATTTGAGGCGCAGTCATATGTGCGCGAAAATGGTAAGACAGGTGCTCAAGAGGGCGGGCATGACGACCGCGTATCGGCACTCATGTTGGCCATCGTCGCCATTGAAATCGGCAGTTCAAAGCGAGGTCGTCAGATGGGGCCGCGCGTTGTCAATAATGTTCGTGGACACTTTAGAACGCGGCATCGCTAGGAGAGCCAATGAGAAAAATTCTATACGCTAATGGTGTAAAGGTCGGCGAGGGCGAGGAAGAGATTGCATCCAACGAACAGAAGGATGAGCGGTTTCTCAATCGTGTGGTTGCCGATATGTCATGGGCGGCAGGCTTTTATAACGAACGTAATGCTGAGTTTGAGAGGCAGGAGAAGTGGTATTTCCGTGACCACTATGATAGGCCCATTCCAACATCTGCTGATGAGAATGTCAATTATCCCAAGGATGCAAACTCAAACTTTGAGGAAGAGCACCTAGCCACTATCAACATTCCATTCTCGTCTGTTCAGAAGGCGCACACGCTTATGACTGGCGAGGCTCCTATCATTGAAGTGCTGCGTACCACGGACAAGGGCAACAAGGTAGCAAAGATGCTACAGGGCGTGCTACAGGTCAACACGCGGCGCTGGGGCAACAACCCGATGGCAGATGCTATCTTCAACCAACTACTGTATGGCTGGGGTGTCGTGCGCACAACATGGAATCGCAACGATTGGGAAGATGAAGACACTAAGTTCAAGGGTGATAGGCCGCTCTACGAGTTCCCTGTAGATGTTAAGTCTATTCATCCTCGCGAGATATATCCTATTCCCGGTGGCACGCATGAGCGATGGAAGGCTGTCATCCACCAGTCAATCATGAAGGTATACGAAGTTGAGGACAGCTGGGGTGTCACGCTGCAAATGTGTGACGAGGACAACATCGAAGCTGACGAGAACTTCAATTACACGGAGCCGCTCAACCCTGACCAAGAGGTAGACGTTATCGACTATTGGTGTTGGGAAGGCAATAGAATTATGCATGCAGTTGTTGCTCACAATCAGTTTGTGATGCGACCAGCACACATGAAATTCTATGATGCCTTGCCTTACACCATATTCTTTTGTGCGTCTACGACTAGTTCGAATCCTGTTAATTATGGTCTTGGAATTAATTATGCTCTTGTGGATACTGTTAGTGAAGTTGAGTGGCTTGTTAATCGTATGTTACGGATTGCTGATTTGTATGCTGATCCTACACTTGTCATTACTAGAATCAATGATGAGGCGATTCAGGTTGACCCATTCACTAAGCAGATTGATTTGATTGAAGGAGAGAACGCGCACTACCTCACGCACAACGGGTCGCTGCCTGAGCTAGACAAGCTGCTGGGATTTTTCAAGGCGCAGATTGAGGATGAGGGCTTTGCCAATATTGCAGGTGAGAGTGGCATTGACACTATTGCACAACAGCAGGCAGCCTCTATCAAGATTTTCAAGCCTGTCGAAAACGCGCAACAGGCGTGGGAAGATGTCAACCACAAGATTGTGGGCTTGATTCAGCGATTTAGCTGGGATACGCCGCTTGATATTTCGGGCAAGGTGAGTAGCAGCGATAAGGATGAGGCGTTCAGCTTTAGCATGAAGGGCAGCGACACCAAGGGATGCCGCGAAACCAAGGTTATCATTCGTGCTCGATTCCCAATGGAAGAGTTGCGCAACATGACGGCGGCTGTTGGTTTCAAGAACAGTCAGTTGATTCCTGATGAGGTTATCATGAAGCGATTCTTGGGTGCCTCTGACCCAGACACATGGAGGCGCAAGATTCTTGAGCAGAATATTCGTAATGCGCCAGAAGCCATTGCGTTCATTATTCAGAGCCAGTTGCAGTTGTTGCAGCAGCAGTCTACCGTACAGGCATTGGTGCAAGAGGAGCTGGCTAAGGCACAGAATCAAGTTGAGCAGCGTGGACAGCCGGGTACGCTTGGTAGTCCCGAGGCACCACCGCAGCAAGAAGTGGCAACTCCAGTAGACCCAGCAGCGTTGCAGGCTATGAATGAAGCCGATGCTGGCACGGGTATGATGGATAACCCAATGCCCACTGACAATCCGATGGCTGGCATGGAAGCGCAGGCAGGTAACGCGAGCGCCATTCGCAGGCTATTGATGCAGCAGCAGGGTGGTGGTCAGCTTGCCTAAAGATACCTACATCAATGAGCTTGAAGATGTTATCTTTGAGGGCTTGTCAACTATCAATGAGGCAGTGACTGATTTGTTTCCAAACGATAGCATCATTAACACTGTGCTCATGCAGTCATACAAGCAGCTGACACCACAGGAACAGGCGTCAATTGTAGACCAGCTTGGCATCGACTGGTTTGTGAAACTGTCTGCGCGACTTGAGCGACGACTACGAGGATTGACTGATTAGCATAACAATGCTATAATAGGAGTTAACAATGGCTAATGTCCACTATGTGCAAGCTGGCGAAACACGCGCATCTATAGCCGCTAGATACGGTGTAGATGTTAGTCGTGTTGTGCGTTTGCAAGACCCTGATGGTGACAACTCAGCTTTGCGTGGTAGCAGCGATACGTTGTTGCCCGGCGACCGTGTGATTATTAATACATCAAGCGTTGTTAATGATACGTTGCCACCACCGCAGCAATTCAGCACACTCAGCAGTCCGACCACATATTCAGCTGCCACGACTTCAACCACTACTAGTGACAAGTTGAAGAATGGCGGCTATATTACGTTTCACATGCTAACGGAGCAGGGGCCAGCCGAGATTCCAGTATTTATTAGCGCGGCTCTGTTTACAGCGTTGAAGGCCACGCCTGTATGGGATAAGTATGGACTTGGTCAGGCCGAGCCACAGATTCAAGTAGGACTATCGGACAACTTCTTGCGTGAGACTAAGACGTTTCTTTCGTCTGGTGACTACAGTAAGTTGACACAGGCCACCGAGCCACTCAATTTCTTTAAGGAAGTTTCGCCAACCAGTGGTGATTTGCCAGCCCTGTCTCCAGACATGATGGCTGGTGGTATTATGTGGGCGCGTGACCCTATCAGTGGTGAGATGGAACTCATTGACACTAAGCCGCTGCTTGGGCCGTCACTGTCTGCTTATAAGTTCACACCCACTGACCCCAACAATCCATCAGCTGGTGGCACATGGGCAGTGGTTCCCGACCTTGCGATGGAGGAGCGTTCCTTCTATGAGGGCGTGCCAACCAGCGTGCAGCCTTGGCTACAGGCCGCGCTTGATGCAGGTGGCGACTATAACGTGGTTCCCGAGGGGCCAGCACGCGCGTGGGTAAAGTATTTGCTCGACCAGTCGATTCGTTCGTCGTCGCGGCCACCATCCGAAATGCCATTTGGTATTGGACTGCCTAACTTTCCGGGGGGAGCGCCGGGCAATACGTTGCCTACCGCACCTTGGACGTGGAACCCAACACCAACAGGTTTGAAGCCGGGCCAAGTTATCACCGTGAATAATCCACCGCCAGCGCCGATTACGCAGACTCAGCAGCCGGGATACTATGATGTACCTGCTGCACCTGTTCAGCCTCAGAGTGGTAATCCACTACAAGAGCAAAACGGATGGGTATTGGGCGCAGATGGTCGATGGCGTGCCAAGAATCCACTTACTGGTGCAACTCCCAGCACGGAGCCGTTTAAGCCAACAACAACTTACGTGGTGTTGCCAGATGGTACTGTTGTTGAATTAGATGCAGAGACAGAATCTACGTCTCCCACTGTATCTACTCCAACCACACCGCCAGCAGCCCCAACCCCTCCTCCACCACCACAGCAGGAGCCAACTGCTCCGAAGCCTCCGGCTTCACCAGCACCATCTACGCCTAGTACACCAACTACGCCTACATACAACCTCGGCCCTGATGGAAATATCCTACCCAATGGTTGGTCATACAATCCAATCACCAAGGAATATAAGGGGCCAGACCCACTTGCCAAGCCTAACCCAACGCCAACCACTGTGCAGCAGCCAGCTTATGAGCCTCCTCCGCCACCTAAGACTTCTACTTCTAGCAGCTCTAGCAGCAGCACCAAAACGAGCAGCAGCAGCACAAGCAGTGGTAGTACGAGTAGTGGTAGCACAACTAAGGTATCTGGTGGCTCAGGCAAGAATGCTTGGGAACTTAGCGACAATAACGAAGTCGTATATTCAGGTGGCTGGGTTATGCGCAATGGTCAGTGGGTGCAGATTTAAGATAGGAGTCCAATGAACTTCTTTAATGATTTCGTGAAAAAGGTTCAGGATACTGTTGATGAGGCAGCTGTCTTTATTCAAGATGGCAAGCGATACATTAATGACGATACGCAGCTTGACAAGACGCGCCCTTATCAGCAGATGAGTGGTGGTTCGTCTCGTTTCGTTGCGCCTCCATCGCGAGATATTTCGTGGGATAGTCCTAATCCCGACGAGGCCGAGCGTATCCAGTCGCCCGCACCACCACAGCCACCACGCACACTTGAAGAGAACACGCAGCGGTTTCGCGAAATCGACCGCTCTATTGTGTTGCCCAGCGAGGCCCCAGCTGCACCAGTTTCGCGTGCCCCTGTAGTGCCCGACTATGTGACTGATGATGCTGTACAGGGACGCTTTGACCGCGCTGTCAAGGTGACGAAGCCTAACATCGAAACCTACTTTGGTAACAACTTTGCTCCCGGCGCAAGCATCAACGAGTCACTGATTCGCAGGCTCGAAGACCCCAACTTGTCTACGCAGGAAAAGATTGAGCTGTCTGATGTTCTAGAGAAGAGCACGGCTCGCGATATTATTCATGAGGTTGCCACCGCTACGTGGGAGCAGCTTGATCCACGCAGTCAGGAGATTTTCGTTGGTGCGGCTGTGATGCAGGCGGAACGCTTTACAGCAGGAACCAAGCATCGATTTGAGAACCTAGTGTCGTCACCAAGTGGCCGTGCTGAGATGTTTGCTAATATGCTCGACTATGTACTGACTTCAAAGTCCGGTGCAAATGACGACCTTGTTAACATTTACCAGCAGCTTGGTCTTGTGAATAAGCGCACGTCGCCTGTCCGTGTTGAAGTTCCAATTACGCGCAAGGACTATAGCGATGTGCCGTTCTTTGGACGAGGCATGAGCGAGCTAATGAAGCTGGCTGATGGCGTGCTTGACGAGGGACAGTTCAACAATGCTATCCTAGGTTTGGCTGGAATGCCAGCGCCCATTCGTAGCAGTGTGCAAGTGCAGGCTGGCATGAACATGAAGGAGATTATCAATAGCGCCATTTCGCCAAGTGATGATGATATTGATATGTTGTACAAGGTGAAGGACGCGGCTCCTGTTGACACGGCGCTATTCTTCTTGGATGCTGATGAGGCAGGCTATTTGCGTGGCTCGCATCCAGAGTTGGCTGAGTTGCCAATGGATACCTTCTTGCAAACCCTGTCCGTGAATCCGCGCGATGTTGGTGTTGGACAGTCCAGTGCCTCCATGTATCCGCGCCTAAGTTTAGAGCAGCGGGCAGCAGCGGGTTTGCTGACACCTGCCGAATCGTTGTGGTTTGGCATGGGCTTGTCGCAGGATGCCATCAACCACTTGAATGAATTCATTTATCGGGGCGGGTCGCGCGATATCAGCAATGAACTTCGACAGATGGGTGTCGAAACGCGCAACTACTTTATGCAGAAGACGGCTGTGCTTGACTGGATTACTGCAAATCCACAGGCCGAACTATCTAATGTGCCTCGTGACCTCATTAAGAATATGTCGGCGCAAGACCTACTAGAGTTAGGATTTCCTGCCGACTTTGTACAAGAGAACAAGGGTGGGGGCAGCATTCCTGTTATTAGTGGCATCTTCAACGGCATCAATTGGGCCATGAACGCGCTTGATTCGTGGCATGACCGCGAGGCTACACGCTCTATTGGCAATCCAACCGACGGCTTTAACCCACCTGAGTCTATTTGGTCTCGCTTCCGCCTATATCCTCAGCAGGAGAATATTGGTGCGGCTGTGCACGAAATCAACAAGCAGCTTGGAACAGACTTTAGTGAGACGACTAAGGCTGTTGATGTATTTCAGGCCATGACTCATCCAGATTTCCAGCAGGGTGGTAAGTATGACCGCGCCCTGTCTGACATCTTCAACTCGCCTGACCTTACGTCAGAGGAGCATGAGGCTCTAGAAGATGTTGCAGCTGACTTGGCTGACCTGTCTCACGATGATGATGGCCTGATTATCTATCCCGGTGTCAAGCTTCTTGTTGACATGGTGCAGTCTGGTATGCCTGTCACTGATGCCATCGAACAAGTAAGTACGTGGCGTTCAACTGTGGCGCGGGCTGCGTTGGGTTGGGATATGATGCTGATGCCATTCGGAGGCTTGGCTTCCAAGGGCATTAATGCTGGTGTCCGCAACACTTTCAAGATTGGTGAGTTTATTGAGCAGACCACGCCAACGCTGCGAGGTTTGAAGATTGGTACTGTTGTCAATCTTGCCGACGAACCAACACTTGTGGACGACCTCGTGCTTCGATTGCGACAAGTTGAGACCCAGCTTGAAGAAACACTGCGACCTATTCGCACCATTCGCACAGGTTCGTCGCGTGGTCTAGGCACTGTGCGTGAGGCTGGCTTTGTAGATGAAGCTGTGCCGCTTACTGATAAGGCTACTCGCGAACTGGTTGAAGAGGCTGCCGAGATTAAGCGCATCCTGACCAGCTCGGACGATGTTACGATTCGTGCTAACATCTTTGACCCAGCTGTATTGCCAAAGCGTTACGCAACTGGCGACTCGCTTACTGACATCTTCCAAGTATACAACCCCATCCGTCGAGCTATTAAAGCTACCGACGGTACACGCATTGGTGATGTGGCACGCATTGGTATTCGTGGCGCTGACAATATTGGTGATTTCTTTAGCAGGCTGATGAGCGGCGATGCGCTACGTGGTACGGAATTTGCACAGCGAGCTTCGGTTATCAATGACTCGTTCATGGTGTCTGACCAGATGGCGCAAATCTTTAGACAGGTACCGCGTGGTTCGGCTCGTGCGCTCAACCTTACTGATGAAGGTCAGACGTTTATTAGCCGACACCGTGATATTATTTTGGACATGGCTAACGCTGGTCGCAATGACACAGTTGCTAAGTTTGTGCGTGACTACTCGCTCAACGACTATGTGACTGACCGCATGTACAAGACAGTTGAGTTGGTTGGCAATGATATCGACGTGGCTAAGATGCCTACGTTGAATTTCAATACGCGCATTGCACTAAACGAGCAGCACTACGACGAGTTGCTACAGGCTGCCATTGAGCGCATCAGCAAGGCTAACCCAAAGATGCCCAAGAATGAAGTGTTCAATATGGCGCGTGGCAACGTGTATCGCAGCGAGCAGGAATGGTTCGCCAACTTCATGAACGATTTCAATGGGGCTGTAAGCGATGCCATTTCAAATCGCGTACTCGGTAAGCCGCTCGATGAAGTTGGTGGAGCTATCAAGGTTCAGGATATGATTAACGGGGCTCTGTCCATGTTCATGCTTGAGTCACCCGGTTTCGTCATTCGTAACGTTATCTCGAACCTGACTGCTGGTGTGATGGATGGCTTGCTACCATGGCAGACATTTGGCCGCACACCTAGCTACATTCGCAAGTACGCCGAGCAGTTTGGTATTGACCCGCTATCGTTCTCATTCTCGCCAAAGGGCTTGGGTGTGGCTGAGTTGCGCACTGCAAACACCACATTCGCTCGCGAACTATTCCGAGGCAACTGGAAGGGTGGAGGTATACCCGGTATTGGCGGTATCCCACACATGTACTTCCGTCAGGCATCGGCGCACTTTGAGGCTGTGAACCGTTCGCGTATTGTGCAGCAAGAGTCGTCACGCTTCATGACACAGATGTGGAATGAGCAGTCGTTTATGACAGCACTGCGCCACCACTCACCAGAGGCGGGCAAGCTTCTAGATGAGTTGGCTGCAACTGGTGCATCAAGCGAGGAATTCTATAGCAATTTGTATAAGGCTGTCAGCGACTATGGTACGCTCGACCTAGACAATGTTGTCCGCTACATTAGCAACATCACTGGTGATGGTAAGCAGATGGCACTCAGTGTGGACATCTCTCCTGTGCGCATTGCAGAGGAGTTGGGTTTCCACACGCCACACTTGAATGCCGATGCGCTTACAGCTATGCGTGAGGTAATGTCTAGTTATGATCCTAGTTTGGTTGATTTAGCTTCTATTGTTAATCGTTCTAATCGTGAGGCTATTGATAATATTAAGAAGATTGGCGAGCAGTTTGGCGTGCCCGGCGAGGCTGTGGATGATATCGTAGATGTCTATGACGTGTTGTTCCATAGCGCAAAACAGGCAGGTATGACACCCAAGGATGCCAGCGACTTTGCTCTCAATGTATCCACGGCATCATCGTTCAGATTGCGAGGCATCTATGAACGTAATCGCGAGCTGCTTGATTACGTGAATGACCCTGAGATTTACCGCAACGCCATCTTCCCATACGCAAACGGCATTCAGAAGTCAACTGCTGATGTAGCTGACCTTGTTCGCGTGCCAACTTCACCATATACGCGCAAGGGCGAGCTGTTCCAGATGCTTGATGAAGAGGATGAAATGCTGGGCTGGAAGGCTGCCAGCGATATCATCGACCAAGCCAAGCAACTCAAGTCACCTGTTAATGATGGCGGCGAACTGAGTTTGCGTATACAGCGCACCGTTGATAACCTATCGCAGTTGCGTCAGGCGCAGGCTCAATACAGCCGACCCACTGTCACGAATTTGCAGAAGGCACAGGATGCAGCCATCGAATATCACAACCGCACGTTTGATGTGGCGTGGCCAGCCGAGCGCAAGAATGCATACTTGAAGTCGCAGATTCTACGTGTGGCTGAAATGGGCGATGCTGTCAAGATTAGCAGCAATGCCAACTCTAACTTGGTTCGCGTGTACTTGACTGGTGCAAAGCCAGCCGAAGTGCGTCGCGCCATCAACGAACTGATTGAGGATGGTACGCTGGCCACGCGCTATATCGAAGGTGCGAAGAGCGGCAACCGTTACGTGCTTGAGCTTGCTGACGAGGCAACAGGTAAGCCCGTGTTGTTGAATCCACAGCTGGGCGAAACCTTCAAGCAATATGTTGAGGATATTACGTTCCTCGCTGACCAAGTGGCCGAGGCGCGTATCGCTGACATGGCTCCAAGCATTCGCTCATTTAACACCAACTTGAATCGCTCACGTCGCAAGACTATTGATGAACTCAAGAATGGTCTCATGAACGAAATGGCTAATGGTAATGTTGACCCGCACGCATTGACGGCGCTGGCCAACTCGCGCCTTGACGCATATGCAACACGCACCAAGGAACGCTTTAACGAAATTGCTGACAAGCTTGACGTACAGCGTGCGCCTATTGATGCTGACCGTGAGTCGTGGCTATTGGGCCGCTACTATGGTGAGAACTCGCCATCATTCTTCACGCAGACAATTGCTGAGAACGTGCCAACTATTTCATTCTACCGTGACATGGTTGGTAGCGAGCAGTTCACCAGCTACGGACGTGACAAGTTTGCAGCTATGCGTACAGCCGTGCAATCTATGCAGGCCGAGAATGCTGCTGTTACAGGACAGCCATTCTTCAACACTGTGCTGCGACAGGCTGACCCCGAGCTATATGCAGACGTGACCTTCAAGAACATTGACGACATGAGACTTCTATCAGATGAGGCCAACGCTTCTGCTAAGGAATGGGCACGCAATGTTCGCCCATATCACGAGTACACGTTACCGGGTTGGAAGCGCACTGTCTCAGAACCTCTTGTGTTTGCCGAGAATGCACCTATTGCGCAGATTCCTGATGGCGTTAACGTAGTGCCAGCTAACTTTGGTATGGCTCAATCTGCACAGACACCGGGTGTACCTACTCGTGGCGTATGGGGACGTACCTTTATGCAGCAGCCACCTGACGGATTCCGCGCTGTGATTACAACAGACGATTGGGCATCCATTGGTTTGAAGGGCAACCGCTATGGTACGCGCTTTGCATTGTTTGTGCGCAACGGCACCAGTGAAGAAGAGTTCTTGACTGAGCTTCGTCGGCTTGCAAACCAGCACTATGACACCAAGCTAAATAAGCAAGTCATGGATGCTGTTGATGCAACTGGCCGCATTGCCCTGCGTCAGAACCCATCAGGCTTCTATGCTTCATTCCAAATCAAGTCGGCGTCGCAGGTAACTGATGCCTTGAAGCCAATGTTGAAGCTGGCTGATGAGGGTGACGAAATTGCACAACAGGTTGTACAGTATGCGCGTGCTCAGTGGCGAAGTGGTTGGCCAATTGCAGGCCATCCGCAGCGTACACTTCAAGATGTGTATGACAACTTTGCTCGCTCAATGAAGGCCGACTTGCCATTCGGAAACTACTACACGTTGCTTGACACCAATCAGGGCAAGACGCTCATTGATGGTATTAAGCGCACGCTCGTTGATAAGAACCAGACCATGAACGTTGGCATGTCGCTGGGACAGGGCCGTGCTGACTGGATTCTACACAACTACAATAACGTGAACGACCTTGACTTCTTGATGCGCTGGCTAGGCCCATGGCACATTTGGCCAACGCGCACGATGGGTAAGCTTGTCACACGTATCATTGACAATCCGCAGTTCTATGTAGGATACAAGGCATTCGACACGGCGCTTGAAATTGCCAACTCCGACCTGCCTGAATACATGCGTAACAATATTCCTGTGGATTGGGCGTTGCAAGGTCTACAGGTTCCGCTACTAGCCTCAACGATTGGCATGTCGTCATTCGGTTTGAGCGGTACCACACTGAACGCCAACTCGATGTTCTTCTTCAATGACCTTATCGGCGACTACTCGGTGGCTGGCGAAGATGCTACGTGGCTAGGTCGCTTCTATGATAAGGCTGAGGATTACTTGCCACTCAACCCTGCATTCGGTTGGGGCATGTCGCTCACTGGCCAGTTTGGTTCTGACAAGGACTTGGCTGGTGAGCTAGAGCGCATCATGCGTCCGCTCGAAATTGCCTCACAGATGGTATCCGAGGTTGCTAATTGGGCAGACGCGCCTATCCCCAACCAAGTGATTTTGAGTGAGCGTGACATCAATGACATTAATCTTGAGTATGCTGTTAGCATCATGGAAGCTGTGGAACGCGGCGACCGTGCTGAAATCGACAAGCTTGTTGCATCCTTTGATGAGTGGGGACGCTCGACCAAGGGTGGGCTGCGCTTGCCTATCCTACAGTATGTTGGTGCTGGTCTTGGTGTAGGTGAGATGGATGCCACCACTGTGCAGATTATGCGCAACGCTTCACGTAACCGCGTGGTCGGCAATGCCACATCCTACTTGCTAGGACACAAGCTTAGTTTGCCAGCAGGCGACCGACAGAAGTTGTGGGATGCCATGGACGTATTGCGCGAAACTCTCAGCAAGAGCTACAAGACGGACGCGGAACGTGGCGCTGCAATCAATGCTGTGTTTGACGACCCTAAGTTTGGCGAGGCACTGTCAGCCTACTTGCGTAACAACAACGATTCGTCAGATTTGAACACCATGGCGCAGGCTGAGTCGCTGTGGTTTGCGGGCCTTGAAGATATCAACAACGAATTCGATACAGCATTCGCGGGCCTTCGTAGCACAGCCAACAACGTTACGTCTGAGGAAAATGCAGCCGCTCTCACCAAGCTATATCTGACACGTACTGCGCAAATCAGTAAGCTTGCCGGTGAGGTTGAAAACTACACGGGAATTAATCCACAGACTGATGAGAATTTCTCTATCAGCTATCGTGTCAATGCGCCTGAGCTACAGGACTTGGCGCTGCGAATTAACATGGATGAACTGGACGCTGAACTCATTACTACGGTGGTGGGCTTCAAGGGTATGTCCACGCCTATCCTAGATAACATTGATTTGCTTGCAGGCGGAGAGGACAAGACTGCGCTTATTGCAGAAGTCAATAGATATGCAGCAGCCAACGATATTAATCCTAAGTCAGTAACTATCGGACAGCTAAACCTCGACCGTATCTCGACTGAGGCCACGTCGCTATTGTTGCGTGTCGAGGAAGCTACCACGAAGAACGACCTGTACTTGGTAAAGGATGGCCAGTACACTAACGCCATTGACTTCGAGAAGCTGACCAAGGCTGAGGAAGAAGTTATGAATGGTCTAACTAAGGGTCAGCAGTTGGTAGTAACTGAGTTGCGCAACCGCTCCATGACTCCAGCCGAACTTATTGACAAGGCTATCTATCAGTGGGTGAGGGAGAAGGTAGACGATTACTATGCTCCACTGCGCAGTGACGTTCCTTATCAGGATGCACAAATAGCGTTCATGCTTGAGGATGCCAAGGCTGCATACAAGCCACCAACCAACAAGGAAATCATGGATATTCTTGATGGCATGACGCAGGGCTTGTGGCGTAACAACAACGATATCTCTGAGTCCGAGCTAATTGAATTGGTGGGCGAGCGCATCAAGAGTGCCGAGAAGATTGGCGACTTGAACACTATCCTGACTACCAACTATGACGACAACATTGGTTCGCTGGCTGCCGGTCTAGGCAGGCTGGCTGAATTGCAGTCAATGCCACAGACGGCTGACACACAGCAGCAGATTCGCGAACTTACTGGATACACGGAGGATGGTCGCTGGCACGCAGGAACGCTACGTCACTTCACATCGCCCAACGGCTACGTCATTACCAACATCGACGAGCTGAATGAATTCCGTGAAGCATATGCAACCAATCAGGAAATCTCTAAGATGTACGAGCAGGGCGTATACCCCAACGGTGATATCACTGACCGTGATAGTAAGTATTACGTGTGGGCTAAGTATTTCAAGAAGGACTTCAACGAGGCTATGACCAAGGGCGAGTTCCTCAACCACCTATCCAACACTAATCAGTGGCAGCTGTTCGACCAAGTGAACCAATACTTTAACTCAGATACTAAGACAGCTACACCTGACGACCAAATCTATAATCCCGACGGCAGCATTAGACGGCCCGAGGTTGGCGTCAAGAGTGCGGGTCGCGACGTGACAAGGATTGGCGGCAACTATCGATTCCCTGACTTGGGAACCAGTGTTGCTTTGAGTCGCAATGGTGCATTTACCAAGGCTTACTTGGAGCGTCACTTCACGGGAGCTAAGTCTGAGCACATGCCACCAGATTACTTGTTTGAACTGCTTGCACAAAATGGTGTCACCGAAGAGAGCGAAATCATGGACTTCTTCTGGTCAGTCTACGAAATGGCTGAACCAATGTATGGCGAAATCTTTAAGCAGGTGGACGATGTGGCCTTTACGCTGTTCTCATATACAGATGGCGACAAGGGTAGCGATGGTCGACCACAGGTTTCGACCTACCAGTACCTGCTGGGATTGCGCGGCATGTACGATACCATTTACGGTCGGCCAAGTTCGTCGCATGTTTCGTCGAGCGGCGGCACGGTTCGCAGCAGCGGTTCAGGTTCTAGTAGAAGAAGCAGTGGAAGCACACAACGTAGCTCTAGCCCTAGCAGCAGCCGAACCAGCGACACCATTAGTCGGGCTCCAAAGCTGCCAAAGGATTGGTCGCCTAAGCCAAAGACCACACCAACAACGCGAGGTCTTGGCGGTATGCCTGAATGGAAGGAGGCCACCAACTACATACAGACTGTGTTCCACGACAGCACACTATTGGAAGACTTGGTTCTATACTTTAGCAACAATCAGCATCGCATGACAAACAACCACATGCGAATGTTGCGCAGCATGTATCAGACATTCCCGATTGGTTCAACAAACACCTTTAGCGAATGGCTGGCTGCACTTAAGTTGATGTTTAATACCTCAGAGATTGTTAGCATCCGAACTCGCACCATCGAGAACCCTGCTGACTATGGCGATTTCAATCCACCAAGATTTGCAAAATATCGCTAACAGGTATTGACAACATATTAACACAATGATATAATAAGAATTAACAGTTCTAAACTAACTGTTAGATTGGAGGAACGGAACTATGGATAATGAAACTGAGGTCTCTACGGAGCAGTATGACTCACTCCCAACAGACGAATATCAGTCCTCAGATGTAGTTCAGTCCGAGAATGAGCGAAGACTGCAAGCCGAAAACGATGAGTTGCGGTCGCGTCTAGGTGCTATGGCTCAGAAGCATGGGCAAGAGAAGAAGCAGCTTGAGGGCGAATATGCCCAATGGGGTGCTAACTTGCAGGCTTACTATGAGGCACAGCTCGACAACGCGAAGAAGACAATCGCACGATTGGAAGACCGCTACCTCGAACAAGGCGATGCAGAGGGCGCTAAGGTTGTACTGGAAGAACGACGCGCTCGTGAACGTGAAGAGGAGCAGGCCCGTGAGGCTCGTGCTACTCAGGAGCGTTTGCGACGTGAGGAAATCCAAGATGCAATTGAGAAGGCTGTTCGTAACTTCGATGGCATTACGGCTGAGGACTTAGTTGGTGCTGCAACCCCTGACCAAGTTTGGGCGCAGGCATCACGTATCTACAAGGAGCGTACTGAGGCTTCGTATAGTCGTAGAGTTGATGAAGAACGGCGTCTACAGCAACCGCCGCAAATTGTGGAGGAAACGCGCGTGGACGAAATCAACGAACAGGAACAGTATAGCAGAGTTCCTAGCACTCCTCGGGGCGTACAAGTTCCCGCCGCTACTAGTCGGCGCTTACAAGAGCTTGAAGCACGTCGAAACGAATTGAGGAAAGCACTAGATGAGACGAAGCGGAACAACCGCAACCGAACTGCGCTGGCCAATGCCTTTGCATTACGTGGAGAACTTACGTCTATTGAGCGTCAAATCGCACAGTTGTCTTAGTGCCGTTTAAGTTATGTCTTAACGGAGGTTAGATTAAATGCCAGTAGGCCCAACTGTTACTTCTGGTATGCGAACCATTTTTGATGGCAGCTATACAGAGAAGCAGAACATTAGCGAAATGATTGACGCTATTGACCCCCGTGACATTCCTTTCCTTGCTATGCTTGGATGGAACAACACGGGAGCAGTTAGCTCGGGAGCAGACTCTCTGTCATTCCCATGCTTTAACACTACACACACTTGGCAGAACGACCAGCTAGTTCCATCGGAAGGAACGCTTGGCGCTGGCTACACAAGTGGTGGTGGTACCCTGACTGTATCTACAGGCGAGGGTGCATACATTAAGATTGCCGACCAGCTAAAGGTTGGCGACGTTTACTACGAAGTTTCCGGTGTATCCAGCGACTCCGTATCGGTTGTAGTGCTAGATGGTTCATCTGACGCCAACCACGATAACGGCAGCAAGTGGATGAACTTGGGAACTCTACGTCTTGACGGTGCTGGATGGCGCGACACCTACAACTCGACCAGCCTTGCATCTACCAGCAACTACACGCAGATTTTCCACGAGGAAGTTGCAGTATCTGGTACCAGCGAGAGCATCGAGAAGTACGGTATCACCAACGAATTCGAGCGCGAGTTTGCTAAGAAGTTCCAAGAAATGTTGATTCGTTTGGAGAAGGCTGCTATCTATGGTACGGCCAACTCTCGACCAAGCGACAACACTGACCTAACAAACGTTCGTCGAATGGGTGGTCTTGCTCACTTCTTGCGCTACAACTCCAACGCTATTCGCTTGGACGCTAACGACAACCGTCTAACCGAGAAGATGCTTGTTGACAAGATGGAAGAAGTTTACCGCGCAGGTGGTAAGCCAACCATGATTATGGCAAGCCCGCTACAGGTTCGCGTAATGGATGCATGGGCAACACCATACATTCGCACGACACGCAGCGAGGACACTGTAGGCGTTATCACCAACAGTTACTTGAGCCGCTTCGGTGAGCTTGAGATTGTTATGAACCGCCACATGCAGGACTCTGACTTGGTTATCTTGACACCTGAGTATGTCGGCATTGGCCCATTGGCTGGTAACGGCAACTCGCGTGCATTCTTTACGACTCCAATTCCTGTTGACGGCGACCGACGCAAGGCTGCCATTACAGGCGAGTACACCATGGAAGTACGTAACGCTGACCGAGCACACGCTTGGATTTACGGCCTATCCACAGACTTGTCATAACATAGGGAGGGATTGATAATGGGTTCTCAAATTGAGAGCGTCCAGCGTTACGGCGGCAACCACTTCCCTGACTATGATAGGTTTGTGCGTGGTACCCTTTCGTTGTTTATTAATGGTGACGTTGATGCGCGCGAGGGTTCTGCAACAGATGGTGTAATGATTGGTGCATTCACGCTAGTCAGCCCTGACTTCGCATTCTTGGATGATGGTGGCGTATTCGCGGACGATACCACAGATTTCACAGATGCAGGTACAGCCGACGTAGCGTTGATGCCATCGACCGAAGCAGTTAACGACGCCTTCTATATTGGCGATGCTGCCAAGTTCTCGGGTATCAAGATTACCCTAAGCACAGCCGGTTCTGGTACTGCCGTAGTTTACGAGTATTACAACACCAAGGGCGAATGGGTAAACCTTGCTACAGCACACAACTTGCAGGATGATTCTACGGGATTGACTGCGGGTACGTCCACCTACTTTATTACGTGGGAGCTACCAACCGATTGGGCTTCTACGGAAGTTGGTGACGAGAACGCTTCGGGTACTGGATACTTTGTACGAATTCGTGTAACAGCGGCATCGTTCACAACAGTTCCAGTAGCTACACAGGGATGGGTTCTAGGTGTCAAGAGTGGCGTGGGTGTTAACTTCCCAACTGAGGGAATTGTGACCGGCGCATCTTGGACAGCAGACACAGTATCTGGTTCCACTGACGATACTATTCTACAGATTGTTAACTTGGATAAGGGTACAGCTACAACAGTTACTCTAACCAAGGCAACAAAGGCAGGATACGCCGATGTGGATGCAGTTAACGGATTGGCCTTTGCTCGGGGTGACGCCTTACTAATACAATGTATTAAGGGTGATGCCACCGAAGTGGCCGACGTAAATCTGGTGCTAGAGTTCAAGCAGTAATAGCAGAGAGGGGAGGGGCCACAACTCCTCCCCTTTCTTCTTAAGGAGGGTTAATGGCTGATAATTGGAGCCACAACTCCGTACCTGTTTCTCAGGGCGCTGTACTTCTAGCAAGTGAAGCACGGACTGCCAGTGGCGAGAAGAAGGTTACGGGCTATGGGTGGGCGCGTTTCTACACATTCGTACTAGATGTGACGGCTGCGGCTACGGCTGCGGACGATACACTTAATGTTTATGTGCAGCGTGAGCTACCTAATGGCGACCGCGACGATATCGTTTCGTTTACACAGGTGCTCGGTAATGGTGGTGCTAAGGTCTTTGTGGCCGACATTACTACACAAGACGCTGATGGGGATGAGCGTGCCCCTAGCAATGCTGCCCTTACAGCAGGCTCAGTAGTTAACGCTTGGTTAGGAGACACGATTTGGGTGAAGTGGGTTATCGTCGATGCTGACACCGACGACGCTTCCTTTACCTTTGGTGTGACTGTTAACG